NCATCCTAAAATACCTCAATCGTATCTGGAATATCAGTCCACCAGACATTCAATCCCATAAACTTTAAAGGAATATCTTTGTTAATTATTCTACCATATGCACCATAACTATTGATAATATCATCAAAGAACATTTTATATCCTGTCCAAAGAACTAATAAATTAGGATTCCTATTTTGCTCCAATCTTTGTTGTCTCTTTATACTTATAGCAGAATATAAATCTCTTGGGAATTGAATAATAATCTCTATATTTACACCGAGGATGAGTAGGTCTGACGCGAGGGTCTCCAGCCGTTCGGTGTTTTTGACTATGCTCTTAGCCAATAACTGTACTTCATCCTCCAGTTTTTCATCAAAAAACCGAATTTCGTATTTGTTGCTTGAACGGTTGTATTCCATGTACATCGCGGTACCAAGTTTCCTTAATACAGAAAAAAAGCGTCTTATCAATCTGTGTCTTATATAATCTTGGTCAGCAACTCCTAAATCTATTTCTGTTATATATGTGGTATATTTTTTCATCTAAATTCTCCAATCTCGGATAATGTTTCTATATGTCTCCTAATTCAGCCATATATCGCCAGAAACAGGCCATAAAGGACAAAACTCATTGGGGCATATATGATGACCCTTATTTCATTAGTTTTTAACCGTAAGGCCCTTTTCTTGCATTATTTCTTGACCCATTCCCCACACCAGTGATAGTCGAGGTACTTTCCGATGTACTTGACTACCGGATACCTGTGACAGTAGCCGCCGACCCTATACCTGCAAGTAAGGCATGTTTCAGTGTCCGACTTCGCCACGCGCATCCACCACTTTAGGTTATCCTCTATTATTATCGACACATACTTTGCATTACCAGATTTTCGAGATATTTTTCATATTTCTGGCAATATGTTCTCCAAGACATGCAGAATGGCCCATGTCCACATTCAGATATTCCGCGTATATCACCATAATACCATCCTTCATTTTCCTCGTACATTGGAATTAAGTCAAAATTTCTATAATCATTATTTTGTGTTCCGTCTTTCGGTGCATGGTCTTCCAGTATTTCTTCTACTATCATTTTACTTACTCTTTTAAATCCGAGAAATATGTCAAATGTTAAATGTTTCATTCTATCTCTTCTCCGCAGAATGGACAATATGAAAAATAAGCATATATGGTATCATCATCATAAGTATCATAAGTTATTATTCCTATTCTACCATTCTTGATTATGAATTTAGAATAAATTATATCGTATGGATATATACCTAGCCTTTTGTTTTCCAGTACTTCCTTCATCTTCTTGCAGCATATCTTATCCGGCTTTTCCTCGGAATGCGGAACCTTTTCTATCCATTCCTTTTTGATTATCTTCATTCCACGTCACCGTTTTCCTCTTTCTTTCTGTCCTCATATGGGTCCATGTGCCGTCTCTTTATCTCCGCGGCGCATTCCTGCAATTCGGCCCTGTAGTTCTTGTAGAACTGATAACTCTCTCCTTCGATGCCGCGTCTTGCCAGCATAAGTTTAAAGAGAAAATAGTTCAGTCTTCCGTCAGGTGCCAAACTGTATTTGGCATCATCTATTATTTCATTCAATTCTGCTCTATCATTCTTATTTGGAATATATGGCATATTAGCTACTCCTTTTCTTTTTCGAAAAGAATTTAGACACTGTCTTTAGAGGAGGTTTTTTCGGTAATGCGAGTTCTGATTTTTCTACCACTGCCGTAATTGCATTCCGGTAGTGACATATTACTGTATTTCGGATTCACGATAACAGTCAATGGATGTTCAGATATGATTCTGTATTCCTCGTCTTCTTTCCAGTCAATATTCCACAATACTTTTTTAGGTTCTTTCCCAACTTCTTTCATTTGTTTTTTGAATTCATCCATGCTTAATTGATGATATGGGACGAAGCCATGTCTCTTGATGTCCTTTATCATATTTGGTATGAAGGTTTCATAGCCGGCCGGATACGTGACTATCGTAGTCATCTTGCATTTCGGGCAAAACAGATAGTGTCCAGTATTGTCGAACGAGTTTATGAATCGGTCGTCATTCCCGCAGTGGGAGCACGGTCTCTTCCGTCCCAGCTTTTCGCCCATCAGATGACGCAGGAACAGTTGGAACTGGACAAAACTTTTCCTGTTTCTGATTTTTCTGTCGGATTCCTGCCCGAGTGATTCGGGTTTCTTGCTCAGTATGTCGACGCATTCCGTGAAATAGAACAGGTCGAGGTCCTCGAAATCCGCACGTTCGACCGTCACTTTCGCGAAATCAGATTTTTCCATGTAGTGTTTTACCCACTCATTCAACCAGTTGGCGACCTTTGTCTTGGTCCTTCTGCTCAGTTTTAAATCCTTAAGGGTTCTCATTTTATTCTCCTATTTAGTTATATAATTTATTCTTTTCCACAATATGCACAAATTCCATCTCTAATAATTATTAAATGTAAATTTAATCTAACACATTCTTCTTTTGTCATTCCTTTATTATTCTTTAGCTTCAAATTCAAATCATTTAGAGTCTTCATTTTTCATCCTCTTTTTAACATGTTCATTTTTTTCAATGAAATCCATAATTTCATAAAGACAATCATCGCATACTTCAAAGCTTCTCTCACAACAACGTTTGCTTAGAAAGTCAATTCTCGGAAATGTTTCAGGTATGGATGTAATCTGTTTTTCCCATCCTTGCGGAATATAGTATTCGCCGCACTTATCACAACGTCTTGGAGCACCGCCATAACCCATTACGTGTTTTCCGAATCTCAAATCTTTTTTAGTTATTTCGCTCATTTTTTACCTCTTCTTTCAATATCATAAAACAAGTGCGGCAGAAATGCAGGATATGCCTTTTGCCCAAGAGCAAAAACAGCCTGTTGAGCTGCACGAATTCGTGTATTCCTATTTCACGGCCGCATCTTGCACATGTATATGGATGCAGTTCTTCAGTCATCTAAATCATTCCTTTTTCGATATCCTCAAGTTTGATAGGGTAATAGTTTGTCTGTTCCACACAAATATTTATTCTATTACCATTTGTCTTCTTCTCATGAATATGTCCATGAATGTTTATCATTCCCTTCGGTATTTGGCTGTCTGCAAGTGGGACATGCGAAAGAATATATTTTCCAATGTACATCGGATTCGACCCGACAATGAAACCAGTCTCTGCCAGTTGTTTTTTCGACGCATCATGACTTCCCTTTATGATTATGACTGTCCCATTCAATTGATTCTTTATTTCATGTAATTGTCTTTTGTTTGCAAGTGCGAAATCGCCCAAGTGAATCACCAAATCGTTTTTCGATACCACCGCATTCCATCTAAGTTTCATTACCGAATTCATAAAATAAACGCTGTCAAACGGTCTATTGCAATATTCTATTATTTTTTTATGATAGAAATGATGGTCAGATGTCATGAATATTTTCAATTTAACCACCGTCAGAATACCTTTTCTGACAGATAACGGTAGCCATTATCGGGCAATATTACCGCAATGATACCTGAATCGAGCTGTTTTGCTACCTTGATTGCAATATCCATCGCCGCTCCGCTTGATACACCGCAGAACAATCCTTCTTTCTTCGCCAATTGCTTTGTCATCTTGAATGCGTCTTCGTCTTTGACTGTTATGGTCTTGTCTATGAGTCTAGAATTGTATATTTTCGGTATTCTCGAGAATTGTAAATTTTTCAGACCTTGTATCTTACTGTCTTTTGATGGAGATACGGCAATTATCTTAGTGCGATATATATCATTCAGAAAATGTTGTTGACTAAAGTAATTATCTTTAAACCACATTGAGCATCCCATTATCGTACCAGTTGTACCGATAGCAGAAATAAAGTGTGTTGGATTCATGTTGTAATTATATTCTGCCCAATGAAATATCTTTCCAAGTTGTAGTGTTATTTCTGGTCCAGTACTATTATAATGCGCTTTCCAATTATTAGAATTATAGAATTGATTTGGGTTATAAAAATTATAAGAATATTCTTTATTTCTCATAATTCTTTCTACATAAGCAATAGCATTATCCATGTTTCCATTGACTAATAGAATACCTGCACCATATGCTTTACATATTTGAATTCGCTCTTTGGAGATATTCTTAGGCATAACTAAATTACATGGATATCCAAGAACTGAACAAACCATTGCCAAACCTATTGCAGTATTACCGGATGTTGCTTCAATAACATTCATTTTCGGCTGCAGCTCCTTTTGCCGAATCGCCTTTTGAATCATGAACAAGGCAATCCTGTCTTTGATTGAGCCCCCCGGATTCATTCCCTCGACTTTCGCGAAGATTCTCACCTTGTCGGATTTCCAAATGTTCTCTATCTCGACTAATGGTGTATTTCCTATGGAATTCAATATGTTCATTTAAATCCATTCCAGGCATGAGGGTTCTTCTTCAGTTGTCTTTCTTGTGCCAATTCCCATATTGTCATGGCATCGCATTTCGGGCAGAAGAGAGTGTCCTCGACCCATATCATCTTTCTCTTGCATTCGGAACACCTATGAATCATGTTTTTCTATGCTTTATGTCTTTCAGTTTTATATTCTCCGCTTTAGCTATTACCTTTCTCAACTGTATGTCCTGGATTTCCACAGGTAATACCGTGTTCAGGATTATGTCCATTCCCCAAAGCCTCTTGTTGAATCTGACCGTGAATATCATAAGCTGTTCTGTCTCGTTCAACACTTCGAGGTATCCAAAATTTACTTCTCTCATCCTATTACACCTTTCTTTTTCAGTTTTTTAAAGCATTTTTCACATAGAATAGTGCCATTTTCATGTTTGGCATATTTGCTGAAAAGTGCTATTTCTTTCCCGCACTCGTTACATACCGGTATCTTCGGCATTTCAATTCCTAGTCTAGTTTAATTTTTGCTTCATCTAGCTTTTCATCCGAGAGACCATAATCTTTAGCCACTTTGGCTATGTCTTCCTGTTCTAGTTTCTTTTTGGCTGCTTCTTTCTTGGCTCTCTTCCTCTCTAGCCTGGTATCGTAACATTCATAGCAGAGAACTGTGCCACGATATCTTTTGAATTTATTATACAGGATTTTCTTCCCGCAATTGTCGCATTTTCCCATTATTTCACCATCCTGACTTTAAATGCCATCTCTATTGCTATAAGTTCTTTTTCTGGTAAATTATACCAAGAACCAACTTTTACTAATTTCGAGTCTTCTGAAAATTGATAACCAAATAAACTACGATAATCCCGTATCCATAGAAATATAGTTTCTTTAATTTTTACTTGATTTAATTTACATTCGATAGTTATTTCATTTTTCAAAGCGCTATTTACATAATTTTTAAATTGGAGCATACTTTCAGCTATTACAATTATATATCTAGACATTATTTCACCTTTTCGGATTTTAATTCATCATGCAGAATTTTACTTCGCTGGGCGAGAATTCTGGCTCGCTGCCCAACAAGGAATAATTTAATAATGGAGGTTATTTCTTCCGCCTCTTCTCTGTTCGAAATTTGGCCAACTATCAGCATTTTTTCATCCCGTATCTCACATGTATCTTCTTGTTGTTTTCTGATATGAGTTCAGCCTTTGGAAGCTTGAAATATCTGAATGCTCTGGCTAAGGCTTCATTGCTATCAAGAGGAACATCGTTTTTTTCGCACCACTTTTTATAGGCAATTCTTATATCATCTACCCTGATAAAGTCATTCAGGTTTTCGCTTCTTTTATAAAATTTATTTATAAAATATTTCGTATTGCCTTGATACATTAAATATATATCCTTTTTATTTTTTGGATAAGTGAATCCTTTGTTCTTGAGTAATCTATGCAGTCCTTGAAGCGACCAATATAACAAACTTTCCATATTTTTTTTAGTGACTAATTTTTCTGCTAATTCATTATCCTCTTCTTTGGAATAGCGGAATTTCTGTAAAAATGGTATTATGAATTGTCTATCATACCATCCATCGGAATCATCCAAAGATTGCGGAATAGAGTTGCATGCAGTTATGATTTTGGCAATATTAGAAAAATCGAAACCGTCGAGGCCCTTGAACTCGGCTTCAATTCTGTCTCCTGCTGTCAATCGTTTCAGCATATCGGTATTATTCAGTATATACCCCGATAGCTCGCCGCAAGAGTTGAGAAGTTTTCCATAGAGGTGTGCAGATGTAAATCTTTTGGTTACAAGAGAATTTATTGACTTATTTGTCACATTGTCTTGCCCTAAGAGATTCTCCAATAAAGAAAGAAATACCGTTTTGCCATTGCCACCAGTCCCGTAGAGATAAAACAAACCATGATAATTGTATTTTGAGTAAAGACAGTAACCAAATAGTTCTTGTACAAAATCAATATGTTTCTGTCTGTTATTAAAAGTGGATTTAAAGTATTTAGATATACTTGGTGATAATGGCATTTCGGGTTTATAATTCCAGGGAATCTTATATAGAAAATATTCTTTAAAAGTATGATTCTTTAATTTTTTTGTCTTTAAATTATAAATACCATTATTGAAATTAATTAAATGATCTTTTATTTGGAAGTCATTTCTGGACATAGCTTTAAAGGTTTTTACATATTTTATTATTTCATTTTCATAATAAGATGTCCATAATTCATTATATTCATTGAATAGCGTTTTAATGAATGTTTGTAGAATATTTTGGCCATTCAATTTATAATAACCATCTTGATATACATAAATATGAGAGCCTTTCCCAGTTATGCTTTCCATGACAATGGTTGGATATTGTTCTTTGAAATAATCCACTATCCCTTTAGTATTGAGTTTTTTCTTGTTTCCTTGATATATGAATAGCTTCAATTCCTTTGAATCCAATGTAGATTTCAATATTGATTTATAGTCATTATCTGGATAACCATATTTTTCAATACCCACCTTTTTGATTGTCTTGAATTCTTTTCTAATTTGTTCCTTGGTAGGACAAAAGTCATCAAACTTCACCAATTTTTCCAACATGGCAATCAAAGTTACTGCATCACCACCTTTGCCACATCTCCAGCAATGCCAGACATTTTTTTTAACATCAATCTCAAAGTTAGTGCCAGAAGTACTCGGATGTGCCGGATGAGGACCCCTATATATAACATCATCACTAGTCTTTAGCCAATGTCGTTTTCTGCATACATCCACTAATTTAGATATATTCCAATTAAGACCTCTGCCAGTATTTATGAGCGTAAATTCTTTTTCCTCCTCTATGAAGTCTTTCAGAATAGTTAACAGTGAATCTTTGTCTATTGTCTTAATTTCAGCCGGATTGAAAATTATATATTTAGTTCCTTCGGAATGGATGCTACCAGGTCCAATACATTGGTTGCCTTTGACCTGAATTTCACCGTAATGCTTTCCCTCTTTATTTAATTTGATTTGCTTGTTAATGCCGGAGACAAAGTAATAAAGATGCCATCCTCCGCCGCCAGTCTGCGTTATAAAAGTCTCTGGAAATTTTTGTTTTATTACTAGATTAAATACACTTTTGTCTTCTATATTTTCGATATCAACGATTACCAAATCACCAAAACCGCAAGCTATTCCATAGCTCTTTGCTGTTTTCAGGTATTGCTTAAATTCAGACTCCGTATATCTATAATTGCCGCCCTCTGTCCAATCCTCTTCAATAGGTTTTTTAGTTCCACTTGCTATTTTAATAAATCTGATTTTTTTATTTTGAAGCTGTTTTGGAATCTCAATCATGCTTTTTCCTTAATCCCAATCTTCTCATTTCTTTTAAAATCGCCTTTTGTTCGGCATCAAAGTTTATCGCGCCGTTTTTCCCCTTTATGGGATTCGGTCCAAATGTACCTTTTTCTTTTTTGCGCTTGTCATTTATGAACTTTTTTTTGCGTTCCAGTTGAACAATATAAGCGCAATTTTTGCAATATTTTTGTTTGTTATTGATGGTTTTTATGTTACATTTAGCGCAAATTCTCCCCATTTAAATCGACTTTACTATGCCTTTATCATATTCCTTAAGTTTGTAATCCAGTTTTTTTAGTATTCTAACATCTTTTTTATTATGGTCTAAAATGCGTTTCAAAGCTTTTTCCTGTAATTCTCCATCACACATGAGAGCTTGCATCCATATGTCTCCTTGAATATGGTTTTTCCCAGAAATACCAAGAAACTTAGTAGCTGCTTCCAAAGAATTTTTATTCAATTTAAGAAGTCTTTTTACCATATAATAGATGTCTTTATGATTTATTGTTTTATAGATTGGAAAGTCTAAATTCCATTTAAGACATCTTGAACGAATGAAAGGAATATCAAATCCCGTCGACCAATATCCCTTGAGAATATCAAATTTAAGTGTATCTTTGATTAATTGTTTACAAAGATATTTATCGAAATCCCCATTTTTGAGGTCATTTAAATCTATAGTATTTTCTATTATCTCATCAGTCTCGTCATTTAAAATACAATAAGTAATTATTATTCCATAATTGGCATCAAGATTACTAGTTTCAATATCTATATATCCCACTTTTGGCTTTTTTTGTTGCTCTTTCCACCAACAACTAGGATGCTCAGAATAAGTATGATAATGTTTACATCTACCTGTCATATATTTAAGCAGGTCTTTCTTTAGCATTAAATGCGGATTAGGTCTCATTTTTAATTGCTCCATTTAATTTATCAAATTTTTTCAAATCTATTTCCTCAGGTTGCCCTATAAATACATTTATCTCAGATTTTTCCTCTTTGGACATTTGTGCTTGGGCCCTTTTGAATTTGATTAAAATTTCTGATTTGGTCTTAGACAATTTGGATACCGTATTCATTGCTTTCAACTGTATCTCATGGTTTGTCTCTCTTGTGGCAATCTTGTGAGCAATTTCAATCTCATCATTCAGCATGTCAAGAATTCCGGTTTTCTGATTTTCATACTCTGCTTTGGTTAGAGTTTCTAGATCTTTCTTCAAGTCTTCATTAACGGTATTATGATTGGCAACAATGCCGTATTTCTCTTTCAACAATGTCTGCATTTTCCGGCAAGACGGAACTTCGTTCAATTCCTTGATTATCTCTAACTCAGCCTGCCATCGCTTTTCTTGAATCATTGTCATTGTAATATTATATTTGCATTTCATCCTATTTAAAGCCTTCTTTTTCGCCCCGCAATGGAAATATTTAAATATTTGAATTTTTATTTGCCACCTTATATTAATAGACTAGTATAAAGTTTTATTTAGAAGATAGCTAGGAGTGAAAAAGAAAGTTCGGGAACGGGTGGGCACCATTTATATAGTTGGTAATTTAGGCAGAAAGTTTCTTTCACAGCAACTTGAAATCATGCGAATAGTCAAAGAAAAGAGATATGTTCTTTATTCTGGGGCTGTTCGCGCTGGAAAAACCTTGTTAGCCGCCCATGTAGCGATAAGAATATGCATAGAAAACCCCGGTTGTCAGGGATTTATCGGTTCTCTAACTACTCCACAACTGACTGATGTGGTATTTAAGGTTTTTCAGCAAGAACTTAAATTTTACCAAGATGTGCTAGACAAAAACAATATCCCATTGAAATTGGCTAGGATGAAATACAGCAAAGGTGACATGAAGGCTATATTCTGGAATGGCTCGGAGATAATGTTCAAATCCTGTGATGATGAGACTAAAATTAGAGGTTATACATTGGATTTCGCGATATTGGATGAGCCTATAGAAATTGACGAAACCATCTTCAAACAACTGATGAATAGGATTTCCGGAGGAAACATTGATAATCCATTCATACTTTTAACTACGAATCCCGGAAGTCAGGCACATTGGATTTATAGATATTTTTTTATAAATGCCACTGAGGAATATTATACTGTGGAAACTACTACATATGATAATGTATTGCTTCCACAATATAAAAGTTACATTGAAAGCTTAGAAGAAAATCTTGATGAGGATTGGATAAGGAGATTCTTGAATGGAAAATGGGGAGCCTATTCAGGACAAATCTATAAGGAATTCAATCTTGACCGTCATACGGGGTCTTATAAAGATTTCAGAAACATTAAATATTTTGTAGCAGGTGTTGACTGGGGTCATCGCAATCCTTCTTGTATTCTCGTCATCGGAATTACACGGGACCGTGAAGTAATGGTAGTCGAAGAATGGTATCAGTCCGGAATGACCACACCTTTGGTATCCCAGAAAGTATCAGACTTCCATGATAAGTATCATTTCAAAAAAGTATATATCGACCCATCGAATCCTGATTTAATATTGCAGATATCAGATTTAGGGGTTCCAGCTGAAAAAGCAGAAAGAAATGTCAATGCCAGAATAGGCAAAATAAAAGGATTACTTAAAAATAACAAAATTCATATTGATACAGGTTGTGCAAATCTAATAAGGGAAATGCCGGCATATCGATATGGCAAAACTAAAATGAATAAAAATCCCACTGAGGAACCCATGAAATTTGATGACCACTCTCCGGATGCACTTGGATATGGTCTGACGGGTTATCGCGGCTTTATGAGGGATGCCGTAATCGGATATGTGAAAAGGGACCTTTGGGATTTCTAGGTGAAAATATGAAAACTTTAGGTGACAGACTTAGGAATGTTTGGAAAAATTATATTGCGCCGACTCCAGAAGATGCAAAAAAAGGAAAGAAAGAAGAGCAACTTGTAGCTGGAGACGGATTATTTCCAGAATTGAAGAATGACCCTTTCACCAAGAAACTCTCAGTTCAACAATGCGTGGAGGCAGCCGAGCAATGCCCTCTTTTTACAAAAGCAGCCAGGAAAAAAGCCCGCGATTCAGTCAGAGCTTGGCATAAAATCGAAACCATAGATAAAACCAAGAAACCTTTTAAGGCTGACTTGATTTACATACATAATTTCATAAAACGAAATAATCTTCAAAAACTGTGGGAATTATTGCGAATTGCCGCCTATACTGCCGGTGACGGTTATTTACTGATTACCTTTGACAATGATGAGAAAACTAAATTACAAGACCCTCCAACCAAAAATGCATGTCCATATGAAGTTAAGTTATTAAAGAGTAAATTCATAACGGAAATCGGCTATTATCCTAAAGAACAGAAAAAATATGAAAAATTGTTCGTTAAACATTTTCATTATGAGGATGTCGAAAACAACAAGGATGACTGGATTCATCCAGATAGAATAATTCATATGGTAAATGATGAAATATTTGGGCCTTTCGGAAATTCCAAGGTGAATCTACTCAGGAACATTGTAAAATCAAGCGTCAATGTGGATATTGCGACCGGAGAAATATTGGCCTGGTTTGCACATCATATACTTGACATAACGCAAGATAATTGCGAAGAGCCAGAAAGAAAACAATGGGAAGAGATAGTAAATAAGCATCCTAGTGCATATATACACAATGAGACTGCGGTATTGAAAGCCCTGGAACCAAAGGCGATAGACCCGAAGCCCTTTTATGATTATCTAATATTGTCCATAGCGGCTTCCTTTTTCATGCCGACCCATATTCTCACTGGAATACAAGTAGGTAAGGTAACGGGGGCGGAAGTGGGTACCGGTGACTATGTTAAAGATTTAAAGGATGACCAGGAACTCGACTATAATCCATTATTAGACAGGCTCTATTCTATGATACTCAGGGGAAAGGGGAGAAATACATGGGACAAATACGAGATAGTCTGGAACCCGATATACATTGACGAATTATCGGAAGCGGAGATTCTCTTGAAAAGAGTACAGGCAGCCGATTTGGCATACAACGGAGCCCGGGGAGCGGGCGGATTCATAGAATTTCCGGAAGCCAGAAGCATATTCAACAGAGGCCAAGTAGAATTGGACGTAAATAAAAAAGTAAAACTCAAGGAACCGACAATTCCAAGTCCAGAAACTCCGGGAGATAAAGACGATGACAAAGAGGAAACATACGGAGAGAAAATAGTTAAGCCGACCGAAAAAGCAAAAAAAGCGGCAGAGAAATATGGAATAGACCTTTATAATTTTCAGCTTAGTGAAGCAACAAAGGTTATGATAGAAAAGCGGAAAGCTCAAAAAGAAAAAGAACGGAAACTGGGTGAAGAAATACTGGCAGAACAGGATAAAAATGATATCAATAAAGGCTAGAGTCCGGGGTCTACGGGAATTCATGGAAACCAATGAAAAAGTAATCAGAGAATTGGATAAAGGAACATTCACTGAGGCGATCGCAAAAAAGTCAAAGAATCGGGCAAAATACCGAGGACCCAGAAAATCTGGAAAACTCGTGAGAAGAATCGATTATGTGATGAACGGTCCGGATTCATTTACTTTGACATGTGATGCCGTAAATGAGCAAGGAGTCGCCTATCCTGAGATACTGGAGCGCGGCCTGTCGAGATTCATCCCGATAGGAACGCCCGAGAGTCCGAGGATAATTACAAGCGGGGGAGGAAAGACCGCATTCCTGCCTTTCATGAGCTGGGCACTCCAGAAAACCTTAATGGAAGCGGATAAGGTATTCAAAAAGGAAGTTTTAAAATACTATAAATAAAGAGGTAAAAAATGACAAAAACAGTATTATGTGGTAAGCCATCTGGTTGTTGCCCTACTGTGGAAATAGAAGAATGTGATTGCAGTTGCAAACTTTGTAAAGCAAACAGAATGGTAACCATAGTTGATGACTGCAAAAGGCATATAACAATGACATATGCACAATATCTGGTATTGAAGGAGACTGAGTTATAATGCCGCGAAAAAGAGCCAATGTAACAAAAAAGAAAAACGAGGCCGAAGTGAAAGCACCACCTAAATATGCACCATTAATAAACGCCGAATCCCAGTATTTCCAGGAACTCGTGGATGTATCAAACAGGTATGGAAGTCTAGTTCAGCAAAAAAAGCAATTTGAATTCGTGGTATCTAAATTGCAGGAAGACCGGAAAAAAATTCAAAAAGACGAAATTAAATTACCACTGATGATGACACTGATTCCAAATTTAGTATGGTATCCAGAAGACAACAAGAAAAAAATATTCAAATTCTATGATACTCAAATAACACAATATCAAAATAGTATAAAATCTCTAGAAGGTCAAATAACTCATAGACATGAAGAATATTTGGAAAGCGCCGTCAGAAATCGTGAATTTATGATTCGAAGATATGGCAAACTAAAAGCCAAACAACTAGTTCAAGACAGAAAAATAGTGACAGACGAGGAAAATCTATTTGAAGCGGAATTCAAGAAACTCATGGATGACCCAAAAACAATGGAAGAGTTTACAAAAAAGAAAAAAATGGCCGTCAAGATAAATACCGAAAGAGCCAAAAGAAAGAAAAAGAGGAAATAATGACAGACATAGTTCATGGAGAACGCCTTAAGAAAGTCTTCAGAATGCTTTTGATACTTGGATATAAATATCTTAAAAAAGATATGAAGATGATAAGTCATGATTTACAGTATAATCAAAATCCTGTAGTACGTAATCTTAATGCATTAATGATTTTGAGTGCAAACGAACTTCATCAAAGTGATAATTGGCAAAAGAATATGGTACTGGGATATGGTCAAGGTGGTCTTTGGGCAGTCATAAAGGATACGGCATATAGAGAATATTTCTTTTGGACATTAGACAAACTTCTTGAGCATGCGGAGGAACTTAGAGAAATGCTAAAACCTTACGTTAAACCACCGGAAGAATGGACTCCCAACTTGTGGCAAAAAAGCATAGATAAAACTAATAGACTAAAAAGAGAAAAGAAAATTCCCATGAACAGCAAAAGTCTCGAAGAATCAATATATACGCCACAAATTCAAGAAAAGAGGCATAAAAAATACATGAAAAAGAAAAAGTGATGATTATGATTGATCTGGAAAACCCGAATCCAAAAAAGGGCGAAACTCAGAAAGCATTCATTTCACGTTGCATTCCTGTAGTCCATAAAGAGCATCCAGAATGGAAAATGGACAAAGTGAAAGCAGTGTGCTATAGTCTATGGAGACGGCGGCATAAAAATGACATGGAAATGAATGGATATGAACTATTCACTGATGAAGCTCAGTTTATCCGTATATCTGATGAAATAAATGAGGAGAATGAAGAAAGTACTCCTGCCCGCGCAATGAAGAATATTGTGGCTATCATTGGAGACCGCTTCATGAACGGCGGATTTGTCTCAATGGAAGTGCTCAAAAAATGCTATAAGCAGTGGGAAGGAACGCTTCACGATATTAATCACATGGGGACCTCTACGGGTTTCTTTTTGGCCCAACAAGACATTACCTATTTTATTGGATATCATAAAAACTCAAAATTAGATGAGGCTAACAAAAGCGTTTCGATGGAACTACACATTCATAATAGGACCGAATTTGCTGAAGCCTGGGAAGCATATGTGGAATTGTGCGAAATGGCCGGGCGAATTCCGAATGTATCGACGACTTACTTTGCAAAACGGAAATACGTTCCTACTTCCGAGCTTCCAAAAGAAGCTGACTGGGAGGCAGAAGGCTATGGAAAAGATGACTTGGTTCCGGTCATTGTTGAGATGTTTCCCTTTTGTGTCTCGACCGTGTTACGAGGAAGATGTGACGACAAAAAGGGATGCGGGATACGAAACGCTGATTCAGAAAGTGGCTCAAACTTAGATGAAAAAATCTTAAAAGAAAAAGTAGAAGAAGCAATTAAAAGAATTAAAGTTAAAGAAAAATATCTTCAATCGGAGGATTAAATTATGACTGATAAAAGTGTAGAAGATATGACTCCTGAAGAACTTGCAGCTTACGAGGAATCTCTGGACAAGGAGATTAAACTTCGCGAACTAAAGAGAAAGGCGTCAGAACTTCAGGCTGAGAAAGACGAAGAAATCAAGAAAGAGAAAGAAACGACTGATGCATTGATAAAAGAGCAAGTTACAGAAGAAATATACAAAGAACATCCAGAATTTAGACCAAAACCAAAAATTCCAGAAAATGCCATTGATGTCAACAATGCAGACAATCTTGATGATATGCAAAAATATTATAATAGCTACAAGAAACGCTTTGATACATTTGAATCCAAATCGCAATACGTACAAAACAGAGAAGAACTAGACAAGATACGGTTCCAAGTCTACGAGAACCAACAATGGAAAGAATGCGGTTTTGACGGACTGTTCGGAAATACTGACTCTGATACTGGTTGTCAAGATGTAGTTAGTGCATGGAGTCCTGCTGACACCTATGCCAAGATCATATGGGAAACTTTTGTTTGTACTGCCGATTTAATGAAAATCTGTGTCAAGGGATTATCCATTAATCCCGGTGACGGTCTAGATTGTCAAATACGGGTTTTCGGCTCTTTTGGTGATCCTACCTCGCTAGGCAGTTGCGAATGCGCTTCGTGTGCTTCTATCACATTTACCACGCATCAATTGACTTTGAAACAATATAACTTAGAGGCAATCGTCTGTGAAAAAGACATATGGGATGTTGGTGGAATCCTTATGGATGCATATTTGAAGGCTATGGCAAATTCCTGGGCACAATGGTTCGATGCTCAAATTTACAGTGAACTGGAAACAGCCGCAGAAGGTAATACAGAAGTATTGCCCGCAGACCTAAACTGTACCCCGAGTATCGCTGGAAGTTGCTGTACTGATACTTCTCTAGTTAATCTGTATAATGCAATTCATAATCTTGTTGCAGGCATGAGAGAGGGAACAAATCCCTACAATCCCGATTATCTGATCGTGTCGCCTACGGTCGCCGCGATCTTCAAGAGAATGCAAACCCCTACCCCAATGCCTTGGATGGGAGACATTTCATTTGACGGAGAAGGCAGACTCAAGAAAATGGCCGGTCTGAAGGTCATAGAATACTGTGGTGCGAATAGCTGCACAGACCTTGCAAGTGAAACAGTAGCCATTGTCATTGATTCTCGAAGAGCTGTTGGTTGCGTTTTCGGCCAAAAGCCAAAGACATACAAGTTCTTCCAATCGAATTGCAACAGTTACAGAATTGACCAGTGGGCATTTGTGGCTATCGGCGAATTAGACGTCAATGCGATTGGCCATGTCAATAATGCTGCTTAAGCATAAAATAGAGGGCTAATCCCCTCATCTTCATTTCTTTATAAAAAGACATAATATAGAAATTGTTACGAAGAAATACATGAACTCGAAAGGGCTTCGACTCCCTGAGAGCTATATGACACGAAAATATCTAAACGTGATAACTGGCCAACAGATAATCGTGTATCCTTGGACCAGTGAGCATATAAAAGTGAACATAGCGGATAATCCCGAAAAATATCTCGAACTCTTTGAGGAAATCCCATGAAGAAATGGGGTTTGGAAAAGCACCAAATATTCGTGAGTCCTAAGGAATACCGGATAGACGATAGAGTCTATTATAGAGTTACCACTACTCTTGGTATAATAGCGAAACATGGACTGCGTAACTGGATGGGTAAGACAGGATATGCCAAGGCCCAGAAAATATTGGAAACAAGGCAAATTATAGGAACTCATGTTCATAAACTGATAGAATGCTCATTAAAAAACGAAGCAATTAATCTTGGTGCATATGAATCAGAAATACAAGACGGAATGCTGGAATTTGACATATTTAAAAAAGACGCAAAATTAAACCCGCAGGCACTAGAACAGAGTCTCTGGAGCAACAAGTATAACTATGCTGGAACGGCCGATTACATAGGAAAATATACGTCTCCTGTAGAATATCTTGCGGCTGAAATCATAGACCATAAAAGGGTCAAAAGACCAAAATTCAAGAAAAGTGCTTTTATGATAGGTGACTGGAAAACGGGAAAGGACATCTACCCTTCATATTGGTTACAACTTGCTGCATATGCTACGGCATTCAAAGAATTGACTAATTTAGAAGTTGATGGTGGCTTTATTTGCAGAATAAGAAACGGAAAAATACAAGTTAAGGAAAAAACCATAAAAGAACTCAAGAAAATATTTCCAGCCTATCTTGCAGCAATAGAACTCTATGAGTGGAAATACAAATTGGGAAAATACTCATTTCTCAAGAAAAGATAATTAGAGGTTTAATTATGGCTATATTTGCATATCCATTAAATACGCAAAAGACAGTGGTAAACACTTCATACCAATGCGAAGAAACCTATGTTCATAGACTGCTAATCTTAGATAGAGATAATGCTAATGTTTATCCGGTTTCTGTCGAAATGAACATTTATGATAGATGCGGAAATCAAGTAGTGACAGACGGGTCTATGGTCACAGATGCAACCGGATATTATGAATATGCTTACAGTATTCCGACTGATTGTCTTTACGGAGAATATACCGTGAAAGTGATTGCGACTGATTCTGATAATCAAGTAGCCATATTCGAGGATTATTTTTATGTGTTTCCCTGGAATATAATACATGATGTCAGAAGATATTCAGGCATCAAGTCGAAAAAGTCTATAAACGAACATGACATTGCTGCTTTAATTTGGGAAGCCTACAATGAGGCTTTGGATGAAGTCTATGAATATTGGCATAATGACATTCCCAATTGCAATCCAGATGACAGTAAATGGTTCGATGGGACTAATACGGTATTCGAGACTAAACATAGTCCAATAGCTGATAGAGATGGAGATGGAACAGTTCAGGGATATGGAGAGGCATCTTGTGGAACCGACATCGATGGATGGTGGAAAGATGCGGATGGAGATTGTCATAGAGTATACATAACTGTTAATGATGCCCATTGTGGCAAGATTACGATAACTCAGACAGATGGGACAGCAATTCCAAATAATGCCGAATGGGTCAGAATAAACTATCATACTGAATGGGAAACTTATAATGAGAGAATGTTCAGATTTGCTGTAGCCTATCTGGCTGCTTACAAATGCATTGAAGCTTTCAAGGCTCTGGATAAAGCCACAATGGCTGATTTGCATTCAAATAAACAAGATATCTATATGAATAAAAATAGAATGGAAAAACTGTATAAGAGAACAATGAGAAAAATAAAGAAGCCTGTCATTGGTGCTGGAATGCTGCCGGGGAGTTGAGCATGGCATTTGAATCCTTCGACCCGCGAAAAGCATTCAGAGAGAACTTGGGAACTCAAAGACGTGATGCAGACGGAAATCTGGAATATTGTCTGACTGTAACTGACGATAAAAATCAACCGGTATATATCCCAATCTATCTAACCGAAGAAGTGAAGGCAGAAGACTTGCCGAATATGCCGTTTATGGAGATGCATATTCCGCCTGGCGGCACGATATATGAGCCACACGATGTCGCTGCGGCAACAAGAAAAGTAAACTGTACTATAAAAATACACATCTATTTTACGGATTTGGATAATATAGATAGAACGGCATTTGCCAAAAAAATAAAAGATGAATTGCATAACATAGTAAGAACCAACCAAAGCACCACTACCGGAATCATCTTCATGAATGTGGAGGATGACGGATTAACACCCGAGACAGACGGGAGACAGGTTGTCTTTCACTATGAGGCGACTTTGTATTGCCTCTATTATGATTTGTGCTAAATGGCACGAATGGAGGATTAAATTATGACTTTAGACCAACTAGGAAAACCCTTTCAAAATACTGCTTGGTATTGGATAGAGGATTCTTATGGAGACGGCGAAAGCGCCTCGACCCTTCCAATATCATGTAAAATTCAAAATGTAAGAATTGACACTGGAGATAGACATAAAGTACTAAGAGACATAGGCTCACCTATTGCATGTCATTTACTTCAGCAGACATATGAGCCGAAATTGCATTTGGAGTATATTCCCCAATGTGATGATACTCTTATAGACGATGTGATTGACAGAAGTTCGGATTGTACACTGAAATCCATTGCCATGTGCGTTGGAGCAAATGTGTATGAAGACGATGGAGATAATGTCAGTTACTATATGGTAGATGGCATGAAACCTGCCACTGTGAGAATAACCGGCTCGAAGAATACCGAATATCTCGTAGTTATAGATTTTGAAGCGAGGTCAATTGTCACATCTGAGACTGCCACCGGAACCACGCCAGCTGTTCTTACCGGAGACTATCTTGCTTTCAATGTTGCCGGAGAAATCACCAAAAGCGGCGGAGATTACCTTGTCAATACCGACCATATCGCTTTCAATACGAACAGCATTGAAATAACTGTATCGCATAAATTGACCGGGCATACCGACCATGACTCACTCTACAAGACATATCTGATAGAGGGTGAAATGGATGTCGAGGGTTCTGTAGACATCACTCTGGATGGCGGTGGAGCGCGACATATCGGCGAAGTATTGAATAACACATCATTTGATTTGCAGATAGACATGGGCCTTTCCGGCTGTCCTAGATTGACATTGCCAGATTGCGAATGGAAAAGCTCAAGTGTTAACCAGGATACCGGTGGAGAAGCGATAATGAATTCCGTTCCATTTACATGTAAACCTTCAGCCTGCACCAATATTGTTTCGACGGTAACATAGGGATTCTGAGATTCATCTCTCATTTTCTTTCTAGATAAAGAGGTAAAAAATGACACAAAAATTCACAGTAAAGTGTGTAAATAAAGGCGCACCATTTAAAATGCCAAATTGGACGCCAAAGAAACATGAAAATTCACTGGCAAAGCTTGAGACAGCCCAAGAAAAAAACAAATGGGATGATAAAAGAGCCAATGACGAATTTAAATATTACGTAGTTCATGAGACACTTATAGAAATAGACCCAAATTGCGAACTTGAGGAAGTAAGAGCTATTCATCCAGCGACACTTATTGATTTATTCCGAGAAGTCTATAATGCCGGAAGAGAGAACATTTACTATCAGGATTTTCGCAAGGGTCGCAAGACCCAAAAACCCAAAGAATAAAGGTATACTGGGGAGAAGAACTGAAGAGATTTCAAGAAACAGTGAATCTTCTGTATCTGCAAAACGGCAATATGGAAGAAATCCTTAACATGAACTACTGGCGATTCAAGAGCATATTAAGAACACTCGAAAAGAAAATGTGCATCGAGAGTGGAAAACCCTATATTGAACGGGGATTGCCTCAATCGTCAAGGGACATGATTGAAAGGCGGAAAAAACAGAGACCTAAACATGGCAAATAAAGTAGAACTCCAATTTCTCACAAATGCAAGGCAGATTCGCGGCGAATTATACCAGATGAATGCCTATCTGCATAACATACAAAATAGCTTGGGCAGAATGAACACCAAGGCTATCGCGGGGCATAGGGCACATGGAAATGAACTGAAGAATCTGGCTATGAGATTTGTCGGGTATCAATTGATTCTGAATCAGGTGATGGGAGCCCAGAGAAAACTCTACGAGTATGTTACGGAAGGTGTGACGAAATTCAGGGAATTCGAGACACGATTGGCTGAAGTCAGTACCATTATGACTGACAACTTTGAAGTCGCTTTCACCAATATGAAAGTCGGGATAGAAAGTCTTGCACTCTCGTTTGGTCAGAATACCAGTGACTTGACCAAGGGTCTTTATGATATTATGTCTGCCGCATTCAGCGCTAAGGATGCGATGTCTCTTTTAAACCAAGCCACAAAGGCATCAATAGCGGGCTTGTCGGATGTAAGGACTTCTGTCGATATCTTCACGACTGTCTTAAATACCTATGGAATGACTGTCTATGAAGCCACAGGTGTTTCAGATGCATTGTTCCAATCAGTGGTTAGAGGTAAATTCCAGTTTGCAGAGTTAGAATCAGCTTTGGGTTACGTGGTTCCGATTGCGGCCCAAGCAGGAATAGTATTCGATGAATTGATGGCAGCTTTGTCTACGGCTACAAGACATGGATTGCACCTTGACATGGCATCCAGAGGTTTAGCCATGGCTTTGCAGAATATCATCAATCCGTCAGAGGGCGCGGCAAAGGCAGCTAAGAAGTATGGTATAGAGATGAGCGGTCTCGCATTGAGAGTCAAGGGAATCACTGGCGTATTCGGGGAAATGTATGAGAAAACCAAGGAATACGGAAAAATCGTCCTTAATGAATTGATTCCAAATATCAGGTCTCTCAGAGTAGCGATGGTTTTAGCTGGAGAAGAGGGACTCGAAGGCTTAATGGATGACATGGATAGACTTTCAGTGGCAACCGGAAGAACCGAAGAAGCTTTAAATAAAATTAAAAATACAAGTCAATTTGCCTCGAATCAAATAACCCAGCATTGGGAAAAGACTCAAAGAGAAGTTGGACAGGCTTGGGATAGAATAGCTCTGGGAGCACAACAAGCACTTACTACTCTGGCGAAAGACTGGAAATCATTCATACCAATAATAGGTCCTATATTTACGGCAATAGACTATGAAAGAACTAAGGCCATGCAGAAATGGACACGAGGAAGAGAGGAAAAATATCTTGCACAGACAATAATAAGTCCTGTGGCTTTAGATGAAATTACAACTGAAAGAAAAAAATTAAAAGAAGAATTCATAGTAGGGAAAATAGTTGTAGGTGAATATTCAAAAGCTTTAGGTGAACTCAAAAAAAGAGAAGATGCGATAACAATAAAGGAATACTTATTTGATGCCAGAAAATTCAGAGAAGCAACAGAACATATGAAAGCTTATTTAGATTTACAGGAAGAGATAGCAGATGTATCTAGAGAAGTAGGCACGGCAATTAGAGCACAGGATGCAGAAAAAATTGAAGAATTATCTGCAAAATTGCTAGTTTTAAATACTATTTCAGCAGAATTAGGAGAAAACTTTAATGAAACTTTCGGAGAACCTGTACTTGGTGGGATAAGAAGACTAGAAGACTTACGCTTGACACTTGATGAATTAGCATTTGATATCGAAAGACTCAGAGATGAACTTGAGACACCGATAGAATATGGATGGGCCAGAACAGCAGAAGGAGGAATGGGTCCGAAAGGAGTCATCGAAGGAACGCTTAATTATCAGATGGCTTTACTGAGGTCAGAACAGGAACTTGCCGATGTCAGACATGACATTAAGTCGGGACTTGCGGATGAGACATATGGTTACAAAGTGCTTAATACTGAAATGCAGGAAGCCGTGAGAATAGTCAGAGAACACGAGAATGCAGTGAAGAAAGACCGCGAAGAGACAGCACTCATGAATATCGAACTCAGGAAACTTCAGATTCAGGTCATGGAACTGCAACTGGTGGGAATGATAAGACGAAGAGGACTGACGAGAAGCGAGCAGAAAAGAATGAAGGCGCTTCAAATCGAACAGGCGAAACTGCGTCTTAAAAACATAAAGGAAACAAAAGAGGAAACCAAGGAGATACATACTGACTATCTTGAAAAGAAAAAAATACTTGATGATTATGTTCAGGATTTGGAGCAAAATTCATACCAGTTGAAGTATACATATGACCAACAAATCACTGACTTGCAGGAAACAATTGATTACGAAAAAGAAATATTGAGAGAAAGGGCAACCGAATGGGATAAAGTTGTATCCAAAATAATAAGCCTAGAAACGCAATTGTCTAAGACTTTAGAGGAAATCATGGCTGACCCCGAACTGGTTTCTGCTTTTGATGCCATAGATATCGATATTACAGAACTGAGGGACAATATGCAGGGACTCATGGGAGATATTGACGAATTGACGCAGAAGACTTGGCCGGGAAAAAAGGGGCCGACCAAAATGACAGTTCCCACTGTCGCAGCAATGCCGGAACCTCTGCGGGAAACCATATTTGCGAAAACAGGATTGGGAAGAACAATAGCGTCCCAGTTTTTCCAGAGGGGGACGGAATATGTCCATGAGACTGGATTCAAGATGGTCCATGAAGGTGAGACAATAAAAGCTGCCGGAAAAGAGCCGGAACGAGGCGGAATATTTATAGAGAATTTAACAATACGCGTTGACCAGATAGCGGATATTGATGATGTTGAAAAAATGGGTGCAGTTCTTTCCTCAGCCAAAAATGCTCAAATACTTGATAGAAAAGGACAAACACGTTTTAGATTAAGATGATACAATGGTAAGTTATGAAGAAAATGTGATTACAATAAATGATGGAGACATAATAGACATAGGACCAAAGGATATCATTTTAGGAATGAAAAGTGACGGTTCTGCATTTATTGTTCTCAGATGGATTGCCAAGAGGTTATAATATGGCATGGCAATGCCCCAGATGTAAAAAATTACAACATCAATTTCATAGATGTAAATTCTGCGGCTATAAAAACGAAAAAACAATAACTGCAAAGGATTTGACAAATCTAAGGAAATATAAAATGCCACAAAAATATTGGGTGAGAAAAAGGAAGGCTTAAGATGGGAGCGGATGACCAACGCGAACATATAATATTTTATGGATTTTATACAGATGATTGGTGGGAAACTTTTGGTACATTTTCGAACGACCATCATTTACTTCATCGCAATTATATAAGCGATGGATGCAGTACATTGGATTCTTCCGAAGCATCTATTACACATAATTTTCTTTATCCCGATCACATTAAAAAAACATATTTCATAGAAGGAACGATAACTGGTAATATAGTTCTTGCGGCAAGTGGCTGTACTTCCACAGTTACGGATTTCCGCGTTACTGTCTGCAAGACATATGAAGGCGCTGCTTTGCCTGATGAAGAACTTGCGTCTACCGGATGGATAACAGTTACAGATACTCTTGCCTGGGATGCAGGATTGAGCATTGGAGATGAGATGGTTTATTGGTTTTCCATAGATGTCTGGGAAGAGCAGAGAATTACGGAAAAAGAAAGACTATACCTGAAAATTGAAGTTAATTGTAACTCATGTACCCATCTTATGCATACAAATGATTCAGAATGGGAAGACGTATGGATTGATATACCGTTCAGGTTGTGAATATGGGCACATTTACAATTAGACAAACACGAGATAAAGAAAATCTTTATCTATATCCGAATGTAAATGGATGCAATATAGATTTTACGCCTTTTGGTGAGGTAAACAATTTCGAGTGTGTAGACGATATTAGGGTAATCCCGGATGATGATGTCACATATGTCTACAGTAATGCCACAGATTTAGAGTATGATTTATATGAATTACCTAATCACACAATTGAAACAGGCACGATAAACTATGTGCAGGTCTATGCAAGAGCCAAATCACATTCATATGCACAACATCCAGACGGGATATACAAGATAATACTTACAGATAATGCTTGCTCGAACATTTATAAGTCTAATGACATAGACTTGATTACCGGCTACCGGACATACAATAACGTATGGACTGAGAATCCCAGGACTGCTGCTGCATGGACATGGAATGATATAGATAATCTTGAAATAGGGAACGAATGTAGTAGTCCGACTATCCCCGGCGCTAGTCTCGTACTTGTTATAAGACCAACAGGCGATAGTCATACAGAATTGCATCCTTATCCAAGTGGTGCCAATTTTTCGAAAATAGATGAGGCAATATTTGATTCCAGTGACCTAGTCTACGCAGATGGTAGTTCGTGGCATAGAGATGCATATGACGCAACAAATCATACGACAGAATCCGGTACAATAACTAAGATAATCCAGTTTTATTATTCCAAGAATTGGGCATTGGGCATTTCGCATGCTCAAGGTATCATAAACACTCATGACACTTTGTATTATGGGATTGATAATACTTTGATAAATGAATGGGTGCTTTATTCAGATGAATGGGAAAGCAATCCTAGCACTAGCATGGCCTGGACATGGGCAGAAGTAGATGCTCTTAAACTTGGTTTGCGAATGCGTACAAGCGGAGTTGGAGGCAGTTATGAAGCGGATTGCGCCATGCTCTATACTTTGGTCTATTATACGGAAAACATCAATCCACAAATTCGCACAACTCAATGTTATGCAAAGGTTAACTATACGCCAGAACCATCTGAATGCACTCTGCAAAAACCGGAGCAGTTAAGCGTGAATCATGCACAGAACATAAAGATGCTCAACTTCTGGAGTGAGAATCGTGCGGTATACGGAATTTCAAGAGCAAACAAAACACTGGTAATGACAGGCACTCAATATGACACTAATGCTGATGTAATAATGGAATGTGTCAGGATGATGGGAGAAAATGGCAGCCCAATCAGCTTATCTGGAGTCGGCAGCAAAGTGTTTGATACTGAATACAGGATAGCCAGCTTTGGTTGCATAAAAATAAGCGAGAAACCGTTGGCATATCAATGGATTCTTGAATGTGAGTTTACAACATGAGTCAAATTTATGAAATAAATATATCTGGAGTGTGAATTTACGATATGAGTCTTTCTTGCAGTTCTTGTGCAACATTTTCACTGACCGGTTATACCCATACCGTGGTATTGAGAAAACCATTATGGCATGGAGTGGAAAATAAAATAACGAAAGAGATTAACAGATTCCCTTTCTGGTCGGATAATTATACTGTGCATGATGATGGCATAAGCTCTCAGCCGCTTATTTTATCTGGCATTGAGACAATATCATGTGCAGAGGAAAGCGGGTTTTGCTTTAGCGAAACAGAAACAGGCGCATGCTTTCCCTTATGCTTCAATACAAAATTTACAAACAAGTTTAAATTTCTTGATGAGATGGCAGAAGACACCAATGTGATAATCGACAGGCATGAAGAAGTGACAATTTCAGGATTGGGCACTTATCTGGACGGTGTGTATGTCATCAAATCATTTTCATATAGTACAATTAAAAAAGCGGTCAGCGCCTATTCCTGGACATTGGTGCTGGAAAAGGTTAGATAAAAGGTGTTTAAATGGCATGGGACGATGTTCAAACAGCAGAGGATTGTATTACTTATGCAGAATGGAATGCAATGGTCGCTTATGTTAAATGCCCGGAAAAAAGCGAAGTTACGTTCATAATGTACGATAACTGCTCCGCCGAAACTGGACAGGTATTCAAATTTGACATAAATGGAATTATTTCAGAGGCATATGGCGGAGCCGATACAGGCGACAAGTTGCATATTTTCGCGAATAGCTATGATCTTTGCCCCGTACTGGAAATGGAGGGGAATTCGGGAGTCACTATTAAAATCAAGGATTCAGGCGGGCGGTTTGAAGTTAGCACATGTACCGATGAGGTATTGTTTGAGATAGATAGTGGAACTGACATGCACTTTGACTTTCATTGCCTTGATGCTCATAACTTTGTCCTTGAACTCAGGACAAGTGACCCATCAGCACCTACGTGTACGGGACAAATTTGGTTCAGGACGGATTTAGTTTAAGATTAAAAAAGGAGAATTTACATGACAAATAATAGTATAGAAGAAGCATTACAAGAAGCGATTGACGAGTTACTTACCAAAGATTTAGTATTGGCCGTATCATATCAAGTGCGAACAGAACAAGAAGAAGAAGCACCGTGCGGCTTTGTCGCGAAATTGCTGAATATCAAACATCTGGTCAATGGCGGTTCCACTTTTAGCCACAAGTTAGTATATATAGATACTGAGAGTTTTGACTATGACTGGCATTATGGCGGTCCCAAATTAGAATCAGATAATACTTCGTTTAAAGACTTGGTAGAGTCTAAACTGGCGAGCATTAAAACCGCATTTAATTTAGATTTCATAGAAATTGAGACAATCAATCAGAAAAATAAGAGCGGTATCATTATTGCTGTGAAAGGAACAACCGGTGACAATGCTGACACATATACAATAAAAGTATGGCAGAAAACAACTACAACTTTGGGATATAAAATAATAGGAAAGACAACAGTGGAATAATTATGGCATGGTTTGATGCCACCTATGGCTACAAGGAAAAGATAACTATTCAAAACGGCCAGGTTGCCGGAGATGAGGTCGATTTTCCGGTATTGGTCAGTAAGACAGATGTGGATTTAAAAGATGTCGGCAATGGTGGGCATGTTCAGCATGCAAGTGGATGGGATATTATATTTACCAACGCGGCGGAGACTGTACAACTTAAACATGAGATAGAGAGATATATAAACACGACTGGCGAAATCATTATGCATGTAAAATTACCGGCAATTAGCGCAGCGGTAGATACGGATTTCTACATGTATTATGGCAAAGCAGGTGTCGGAGCTAATCCATCGACTTCACTAACTTGGAATGCAAATTATGTCGGCGTTTTCCATATGCATGATTCAGGAGCACCTTTAAATGATTCTAGTCAAACTGGCAGGAATTGGGGTGTATCCACAGACCCTCCAGTTTGGCAGCAAACCGGTAAAATCGGATACGCGGTAAGTTTTGACGGCGACAATAATGGCGGATTTTACAACACCGTTGATTATGGCTTTCCGCCTATAACAGCAGAAACATGGATTAAGTTTGATACATATTCGGGAAGTGACCAAATTGTCCTTGATTTTCGCGATGAATTTAATGGAATATTATACTATGACGTCTCTGAAACTGAAATAAAGTGGTATATTTCGGATGGCGGCGGTGCAAAATTCATACAACTAAAAGATAATCCTGATGACCTTGTTAACTTTCATCATTTTGTTGTTAAAGTTGACGATGACAATGTAACTCAGGGATATTATGACGGTGCAAATGCTGGAAGTTTAGCCGTTGGAACTATAACACCCCTTGCTTATGGCAGGAGTGCGATAGCCACAAAATATGATTTCACTACTGCACTACATGGCGATATGGACGAGATAAGATTTTCATCAGCAATGCTCAGTGGCAATTGGATAAGCACCTCTTATAACACGCAAAATGACCCGTCTACGTTTCTCGCATTCGGGGGAGAGGAATCGCAGGTGACTGAATGCACAGGCTCGAACATGTACTATTTCGATGGCACGGACAATATCGAACTGTGCAGGGATGATACTTCATTTGTCCAAGTTTTTGACGGAACCGAGATAATTGGTATCGACACGGTTGCCACGACTGATGGTGATGCAAGTCCGATACACGTATTTGACGGGACAAACATTAAGGCGTTAAAGAAAAAGAGTTGAAATTTATGGTATTAGTAGATATAGATAAAGAGGAAATACAGGCATTGGATGCCATATTAGATAAGGTAGAAGTCAAGCCAATCGTGGGCTTTAAAATCTGTTCTTTGCGAATTAGAATACAACGAGAACTGCAACAAGAGCAGACCAAAAAGAAAGAGCAACCAACACAACAAAAAACAGTCGATAAAAATAAGTCCAAGGAGACGGAAAAATATGAAAAGCGAGCTGAACGAAACAATAAAAGCAATAAGAGAGCTAGCCAAAAAGTTTCGCGAAGAAAACGGTAATTCGTCATTGCGTCTTCCAAACAAAGACATGAATCTCTGGATTATCAAGGAGATAATGGAATTACGCGGTGATGTCGGGATCATGAAGATGAAGACGAGACTGCTCATGTGGTTCTTTGCGATAACCATTACATTGATTGGAATCTTTCAAATAATATAAAATATATAAGGAGTGGATAAATTTATGAAATCTTGGTATTTGAGTAAAACTCTATGGCTTAATGTCATAGCAATAGCGGTTATAATAATACAATGCGAAACTGAATATGTAATATCGCCAGAAGTACAACTTGGAGCATTAGGTGTGATAAATTTCATACTGCGGTTGATAACAAAAGAAGAACTGAAAAAATGATTATAATATTCATAGGCATCTTGGCAGGACTCGCTTTTGCCGGGGCCGTCACATTCATAAAAAAAGTGCTAGACTTATTCTATAAAGAATAGAGGGAAAGGGATTCAGGTTTTTACCTCTTTTCCTTTATCCCTCTCCTTCTTAACGGAGGATTTATTGCTTTGTGTAAAAATTTCATAAACTTCTTTCATTGCTAACTCAAATTTTTTGAAATCTAATTTTTTATTTTGGAGTGTCATTAAAAGACATTTTGACTCATAGGGTTCTCCCGTCCGTTTCCAGTAATCCACGGCCCTTATCGAATCGGTTTTGCTGGATAGCATCTCAAGTTCTATCACCCTCGTATCGTCTTTCATGGCTCCCATAGCATGAAATACCTCTTTGTCTATCAGCACCATGTCGCCTGGTTGCAGCAATTGTCTCTTTCTTATTGTTGTCAAGAGCAGTATTCCGCTTATGACATATACCGCAGTCTGTTTTGTCCTGTGACAATGGAGAGATGTCCCATAATGCTTATTGATATGGAGCATCCATCCACAGCATTCCTTATTTTCCATAAACAAATATTCCATTCCCCAAGGTTTTATAACTATTGTATTCGTAAAGTCGTATTTAGCCAGCTTGGTATTTTTCTGTTTACCTGTTTTTTTCAGCATGAGAAAATCTTTATAAGTAATTTTATAACGTTCTTTAATCATACTTTTGTCCCAGGGTTCTTAATCTTATCTGGCGTTTAATCGAATTACCTGATATCCGAGCAGTGTATTCAAGATAGACTACTTTACCCCTGAAGCAGTCATCTATCATGTGTAATTTTTTGTCTTTCAATCTCTCGCTGACAAATAGGTAGTCGACCATCAGATTCTGGGGTTTTCTTTCGTTTACGATAACTGCCGCTACGGGGCAATCCAGTTTGAGGCTATGGACTATCTCCCACCTGTCCCTTTCAGAAATTATCGGACGTTCCCCTTTGTATTTCTCTACTACAGAATCAGAGAAGACACCTATGTACAGCTTGTCGCAATAAAAACTCGCCTTCTTGAGCACCCTGAGGTGTCCGACATGAAAGAGGTCCCAGCATCCGAATATTATTCCTGTCTTCATTTACAAATCCTCCAGTTTCTTGTGATGAGTCCTTCCGCCCTTGTTCAACTGCCTGGGCGTAAGCTTGCCGATCTGGATGGATACCCCGGCCTTCTTTATCGGGGTTCTCCATTCCTTCCCGTATGCGAACTCGAGCGCCTTCTCGGCCTCAGTCGGGACATGGAACAGCTCGCCAAATAGCTTGATAATTCTAAAGGTCAGGTAATATCGCCCCGGAGACCTCACGTCATATGTCTCGCCGTTCTCTATTCTGACCAACCATACCTTCTTCTTGTATTCCTTGAATGTAAAAGTGTAAATGTCCAAGGTGGCCAGATAGACCTTCTTCTCCTTGGCCACCATGTAGTTCAGAAAGGCATGCCCTGGCTGAAATGCTATGTACATTCCGTTTGCTCGAAAATCCTGTTCGGCATCCTTCATTCTAGGTATGTCCTTCAGCCAGACTCCGACATCCCCATCCAAGTCCCATGGGATAATCTCTCCATCTCTCACTGCTCCAAGCTGCGTTCCATATTCGAGCCAGAATGGAATTCCATTCTTTCCCATGACCTTTTTGAATGCTATTAATGATTCTTTAATCCACTTGTGCTCTACCATTTGTCTATCTTTTCCTTTGTTATTTTATATTTATAGTCATTGAACTCAAATTCAACGATATCTGCTTTATGGTGTAAAAGCTTATCGATAGCCAGATTCAATACTTTATCCATTGTAGTTCCGCATGTTGCACTTAACATATATTTTATTTTAACTTCAATCATTTATTTACCTCATAGTTTTTTTATCCTATTCTTATATTGAATTATCTCGGTATTTGTTAAATTATATTTCGTGTAGATAAGCCGTTCGCTCCCCGCCTCGTAAACGGAAATCCATTTTATACTCGTGTTCAGGTATGCTTTGTAGATTCTCCTATTTTTCATCCAGAAGCCTATTATCAGCATAGTCCATGCCTTAACCCGAATTTCTTTTTCGTATATTCCTCGAATGCTGTCCTGTTTGGAAATATCTTGGTGGCATGTTTTTTCACCCATGGATGATATGGATATTTTTTTGTGATAATGTAGACCGGCATCCTTAGAATCCTGGAGGCAAAGAAGATTTCCATCGGCGTCCCCATTGTCGTTTCATTAGCGAAAGCCACAATTCCATCGCTCTTCCTGATTTTCTCCAAATCGTCTTCCACAATGGACTCAGAATCTCTGGACATAAGATATTTTCTCTGTTCAGCACTCCCATCTTTATAACTGTCAAGTATCTTCATATCCTGTATTCTATTGGGATTATCATAGAATGGGTTGTCAAGAATCATATTGTATTTGCTCTCCATCCGCAATTCCCACTTTCTAATATTCTTCCGCAATTCAAAGTTATGCGCCAAATATAAGACTTTAACCATCATTTTCCTCTGTATTTTCGCATAAGCCTAATAATAACCACTAATATTATCAATTCTGCGAACAAGATGCCGAAAGCGAGCCACAGACCAGGCAGTCCAAGGCATCCTAATGTGAGAACTGCCGCGGCTATCTTGCATTTATATGTATTGTAACTGAGGCTTTTCACTGTTCTCTTTCTCAGGATTTTTCTCAACTGCAATATCTCAGCATGCAAGAAGAAAAACATCCCGGCGGCACCCAATATGTCTGCTATGAACAATATCATATAATATCACTTTCAATTTTAAACTCAACAAGCATGCTACCGACTGCACTTGCTATATCTGTCACATATTTTCCATAACTATTTATTCCTTTAAATTTAACTCTTTTGTATATAAATTTTATGTTTGCATAAGGTAAAATAATACTGTGGAAAATATTTGTAGAGGTAAAGACAGGCAACAACATAACAATGTGTTTTCCTTTAAGCATCTCATAGAACGCTTTAATAATAAATGCTTCTTTTAATTCGGGAGTATAAGGAGGATTAACAAAGTTACGCTTTTTCCATGGAATTTTTAAACCATCGAATTTAGCTCTAAGTGGACATGGATCAAAAAAATTATGCCCTCCAAAATAATCGTTTTTAATAATGTTAAGAATTTCTTTCGGTGTTTCCCAATCATCATGTGTCTTTTTTATGTATTTTATCACCATTGTATCTCCTCTATCTTCTTCTTGAGTTGACGACCGAATATCTTCCTTTTGTCAGGGTGTATGCGGGTTTTTTCCCCAAACACATTCGCCACGGTGAGGGTTTTCCCGACAATTCTGACGACCTTCCCGGTTCTAAACTTACCATCTTTGTCAATATACGTGACATGATGCCCCTTGAGTTTGTCCTTATGCATTTAGTTCCTCTAATTTAATGCCCTTCCCGTGAGCCTCCGCCCACGTCCTTCCGAACTTCGTGTCCACCTCGACCGGGACCGAAAGGCATTCCCCGACCTTCAGCATACTGCTCTTGACTATATCATGACAGCACTTGGCGTATTTCATTGAACACGAGACCAATACCTCGTCGTGCACCGTCAAAATCAGCTTGGCATCAAATTCTCTTAGTCGCCTGTGCATTGAAATCATTGCCATTTTAATCAAATCCGCAGCAGAACCCTGTATGATGGCGTTCGTGGCGCTACGAATCTCGGCCCCCTGCTCATAGTCGTCTTTCGTGAAGAAATGCTGTGAGCGCCTTCTTTTACGTCCTGAGACGGTTTGGACATATCCCTGATCTCTGAACTGCTTTTCCGCGTCTTCCCAGAATTTCCTGATTCCGGGATAGGTCTCGAAATACTTGTCGATATACCGTTGGGCCTCGTCCGCAGGCACCTTTATCTGCTTTGCCAAGGTCCTGTTTCTCATTCCGTAGACGAGGCCGAAATTAATAGTTTTGGCTTCTTGCCTACCAATTCCAAGGGCATTCGCAGTTTGTTGATGGATGTCCAATCCATTTCTGTAAGATCGCAATAGGCCAGCATCTTGACTGAAATGCGCCAATACTCTGAGCTCTATCTGAGAATAGTCAGCCCCGATGAACACATGACCTTCGTCCGGGATTATTGCTTTCCGTATCTCCAGTTCTTCGTCATCCCTGGGAATATTCTGCATGTTCGGACGACTACTGCTGAATCTGCCGCTTACAGTACCAACCTGATTGAACGAGGCATGGATATAGCCTGTCATAGTCTGAGAGTCCCAGTTTGCCGGTGTGAGAGCCGGAACAAAAGTAGAATATATTTTCGAGTATTTCCTGTATTCGAGCAGAAGTTTAGCCTCATTATTTGTCTCGGCGTATTTTTCTAAAACCTCTTTATCCACCGAAGCCGCGCCGGTTTTTTCGCTTTGTTTTATCATCGGCATATGACATTTGTCAATAAAGTATTCCCTAAGTTGTTTTGTGCTATTAAAATTAACATTACCCATTAGCATTTTCAATTTGATTTCATCATTATCTATTTTGTTTTTGCAAATACTAGAAATTTTCATGACTTCGGTCATGTTTATCCTGATACCGCCAGAATGCATAGAGGCAACTACATTTAACAATGGGCGCTCTATCTCGGCGTAAACTTTATAACTTGGCAAGTCTCTTTTTAAATATTCCATAAGCAATTTAAATAACTTTAAAGTATATTCGGCATCGTCACATGCATATTCGATTTTGTTCTTGGATTCAACTTCATGGAATCCAACCCTTCTTTTCCCTATGCCGCAAATCTCCTTCAATTCAGTCATCTCGTAATCAAAGTATTTCTTGGTTAGTTTTTTAAGACCATGCTGCATATTCTCATTGACGAGATTGGCAATCACGACTGTATCCTCATAGAATTTTTCCGGTATCGTCACCCCGAATTTTTCAAGCACTGGGATATCGAAAGAAGAATTGTGGAATATCACATGACAATTTTTAAGAATATGGTTTAAAAGATTCCTCGCCTTTATCGTAGGCATGACATCCAAAAACCTATCTAAAACCGGAACATAAAAAACCGCATCGCCATAGGCCGCACTGAAGCCCACCATCGTCTTGTCAGTCAAGGATATGGTTTCCGTATCTACAGCCACAAATTCGGTTTTTCTCAGGTTATCTAATAATTTTTGTCCATAATTAGTTATATATGGCATAATATATCCCTTTATATGTCACAATAATTTATCCTATTTAAATATTAATTACATGGCATGATGCCGATAGAAAGTATAGTTGTCCCGGTAGCTTCCGGTCGGCATGTATTCCAGCATTTGTCTTCTTAAGTTCATATTTGGTAGATGGGAATCGAACCCATTATATTGAAACTCTCTGTACTTCTTGGGATAGGGCTACAGTCAATGAACTCCTAATGTTCTACCAAAGGTTAACCGGCCTGATGCCTTGTTGGACTAACAAGACCAGCTCCAACAACCGTCTTGCCGAAATGGCGGCCGGGGAGTCGAACCCCGTCGGAACACGCCGCCATCGTATATGGAGGTGAGGAGGATGGGAACCTTCCTATTTGGCGATTCCCACCGTGAATTGGTAGAAAGGTCTTCCCTTCCCGGTTTTCTTTTTGCCATCAAAAGTGATCTGTACAAGGTCATTGACCTTGACTTGCCGCGATACCTTGGCTGTTCCATACCCCATCTTATTGTTGAGGTCGGTAGTCCCTAGGACCACGACAGTTTTCTCCTGTCCTTTTACTTTTAGACGATAGATTTTCTTGTATGTCGTCGAATCCGAAATGTCGGTCACGACACCCGTTATATTACCTTCCTCTTTTATAAGAAGGGACTTTTCTGGTTTTTGGTTCTTTTTAATTTCGCCAAAGGCGGCGAACAGAATCTCCTCATCCTCGGTTTCATTTGTTATAAATGTTGGTGTCATATTTTACCTCTCAATTTTTAAAACCTAAAAGCAGTCTTATCATTCGTTTCCCAATATAGATGAAGCCACCCTGCTGGAATGTAATGAGATTTATCATTTGCATCAAGTATTCTATGACCCCCACTACTACTTATTGCGAGTAATTTTGGTTTTGGTATTATTACTCGTTGAAGGCCTGGAAATACATAAGTTCGATATGTTTCATGACCTATATCAAACCATTTATATTCTTTGGTAACTTTTTTCATAATTTATCTCTTATTTATTTTTCAATCCTGCATTAAACGCTTCCTTGTAAAGCTTGACGAGCTTTTTCGTGAACAAAAGGCTCTCGGAAACTAAAGGCATTAATGGGGCGGATTTGTTGGCTATGTCATCAAGGGTTCGTGTTATAATATCAAAGTTTCTGTTGATTATGGTTAAATCTACTTCTTTCTGTACTGCTTTATTTCCTTTTGCCATTTCCAAACACCTTCTCTATCTCTGATGCATTTAATTTCTTTATTTCTGGCATTCGATTAAGTTCTTCTAATAATTTTTTGTTGCATTCTTCAAAACTATCACATTCGGTAGTCATCAATGTTATAGTCTTATAAGGTGCAATAGCTAGAGTTATACCTTTATTGAATTTTGTCATTTGATTCACAATTCCTTTTGTATCTTTCCGTTAAAAGTCCTTCCAAAATTAACATATAACTAATTATGTCTCCTATTTTTTCTTTTATAGTCTTCATATATTTGTCTGGATTAAATGACGGAAAGCAATAAGCCTCTTCACCGCATTTACAATCTAATTCTTCCATCATATCAAGAACATTAGTGACATGTTTTACCCAAAAATTAATAAGAGCTTTCTCCGGTGAACATTGAAATATCTTGGCACTATGCTTGAAATTAGAAAATCTATCATTATCACCAAGAGTATATTCCGCATTTTTCTCAGACAATGTGGCTAAAATTACAATCAGTCTGTTTTCGACAATCTTTAAAAACTCGTCATTTTCCATATGATATTAACTTTGTCTCTCATCCTATTTAAAGTCTTCTTTTTCGCCCCAAATTTTAAGAGCCTTTAATATGTCTCTTTTGATACGTCTTCTTTCATATAGCTTAAATCTCCTATGACATATAGATTGGACTCTGAATTCCTTGATAATGCCCTTTGCCTTAAGTCCTCTGCCATATGCTTTCAGTGTCTCCGGGTTCCTGTCTACGCCAAGGGGTATCATCAAAGTAGTCTTGCCGCTGTCCAGAAACTGCGAGGCATTGACGGTCTTGAATCCATGGCAGAACCCGCAACGGTAATTCCAAAATGGATTGAATCTGCTGTCCTGAATCCTCAGTTCATTATTGTCTATGGATATACTTTGACAGACATGACAATAGATGAGGTCTCCTTTTGTCATTTAAGCTCTCCATGGATTCCTTAACCATGTCACTTTCCTATATTTGTAAATGCCTGTAGCATTTAAAACATTAATATATTTAGAACATACATCGATTCTCATAGTCTTACCGCTCCTCTCTTTCTGTCTGTTTTTATCCGCCAATACTCCTGCTTAGTCACCCTTATCCTGCCCCTCAAGACGAAGTCCTCCCAGCTCGGGCAGGTCACGATGTTGATGAGTTCATTGCACTTGTCACACCTGAACAGGCTTTTCGTAATCTGCTTTATCTTGGCCTCCGCGCCAAACTTCCTGACATCCCTCTTGTTGACTACCACATTCTCAATGACATCCTTCTCATATGTCAGGTTTCCGGGCTTGACGCTTCCGCATCCGATGTGCTTCCTTATGGAATATCTGTTCATTGTTCACCATCCCCATTGGAGTCTACTATGTCCTGGAACAGCTCAGGCAATGCCTGATGAAACACGGTCAATATCGCCGACGCCCACTTGCGTATCTCCGGTGTATTATTCTTCGTCATCCTCAACCTGATTATGTAGCGCCATTGCCGGGCATTCGCGGTAATGAACATGTCAGTTAGGCATGCATTCGGGAGAATTTCCCTGGCTATGTAATGAGGAATCTTGGTCCTAATGAAATGCTTATATAAATTATTTATGTCCACCATTAAATTTTTATATTCGCTAAAATTGAGATTTGGAGTATTTCCGTAATCCTCGAGGTCCTTGTATTTAAAGTCGATATGCTTGACAAAATGCTGGGACTTCACCGAATAGGACACGAGCCTATGCCTCGTCAGTTGCGCCAAGAATGACCTGCTTACATCCTTCGAGTATATCGATATGCAAATATGCTCCAATACCGACTCATGCCCTTTAGATATGAGATATTTCACCAGGTCTTGCTTTTGTCTATCGGTCCCGCAGGCATCCCTTATGCCGTAGCAATTCCTGGCCGCCTTGTATATCAAGTCCAGATAGTTTGCCGGATAATGCTCTAATGTATTTTCCATTTTTATCCCTCTGAAGTTATCTGTTGGTCTCCAATCTCATATATTAGGTATCTTAGAAAAAACAATGAATTACCCGCTTCTATTCTTTTCTTCATTTCAGTTTTATTTGGCTTTTTCATTTTCTCATCTCGTTATCTTATGTATTAAATAATTAATGGCTTGTTTTGAGTTTGCCAGTATTCCTTCATATAATTTATTGATGTCAAATTCTCTCAGCCATTCTATCATTACAAGTTCTCCATGAATTAGTTGCTTTAAAACCTGCCCATCACGTTCTATTTTCGTGGTATACAATGATAGCTTATTTTCAATTTCCTGTTTGTCGCTCACGGTCAACGGCATTTCCGTATACTCTTTGTCCCAGATTATCTTGCCGTCTTTGTATTGAAGTTCCACCTGAAACAGGGGCTTGGTGTTGTTCAATCTGGAGTTCCCCCAAACCCAGGTTTTCAACCGCACATTCCCGGTTTCAAAAATAAATAGATCGGATACTATTTTTTTATTCATTTCATTCCATCTCCTTTAGTTGCTTATATATTTTGGTATCCTTCAAAATTTCCTTTGATACTCTTGCTATGTGAAAAGCTTTTATTCCTCCAATGTTATTTTTCTCTGGTAATATAACAACAGCTTCATTTTCCTGCAATGGATGTTTTTTTAGGAGTCTTAATCCTATTTTGCACCGCTGACAGTATTTATCCATTGGCAAGAACCCCAATTTTTTTATTTGATACCATAATTGCATTATTAGTTCATCTCCTTTAAATTTTTATGATGCTCATAACAATCTTTATTACAATAAAAAGGCTCAAATTGCCAATTGCCACAAGTTTTTCGTATCATGACTATTTCATCTCCTTCAAGTCGTGTTCCCAAATCCTTATGACTGCCCATCCATGACTGATGAGGTAGTCGTTCACCTCCTTGTCCCTTGCCCTGTTCCGGTTTATCTTCTTCATCCAGAACTCGGGGTGGGATTTCGGGCATTTAAAATGGGCCTTACAGCCATGGAAGAAGCACCCGTCGATGAACAGCGCTATCTTCCGCGTCTTGTTGGCGAAATCCGGATGTCCGAATATGTCTTTTGGCTGCGGTCTTAGACGGAGTACTTTCAACCGTTCCGGCACCCTCTCTATCCTCGAGACATGCCTTATCTTCGACATCATCTCGCTCCTCTTCTCCCTGCTCACTTTGTCCATCTTTACACTTCGTATTCCAGCTTCAGACTCTTTATCTCCCTGACATTCTTGTACCATTCCAGGTCGGATTTGTCACGATGCTGTATCATACCTTTATTGTCTATTATATATACGGTTTGATGATATTTCGCTGCAACCAGTATCCTATCTGCACTGAAATGTGTCGCATGATATATGCCGTCTATGATCTTTTCACCAGCTTCTTCTTTCATCTTTTTTTTCTTCTCTTTTATTTTTATTTTCATTTTATTTCCTCCTTTTTCCTGCGGACCACCCACGGCAGGCCGCCGAACCATTGTCTAAAATGAATGTTTTTTCTGTCACAAATATTATCGAACTGGCAATACGCCACAAAATCATCAAATACATTCTTAAAAATGTTATGAAGTATCTCATGCGAAATTCCCTGGGCAAATATATTATCAAAATCAACTTCTCTTGTCTCTGCATGATAATGCATGTCATAGATATTTAAATGTATATCATTAATTCCAAGCGTAAATCCCAGACTATATGTCAATGGTCGCTTAAATTGCCATCGCGGGTCAAAAAAGAATTCATATTCACTCATGCTGCATCATCCACCACTTGGCGAGGTCCCGCCCATACTGGATTTGCTCTTTCAGCCGTTCCGGTTTATTTTTCCTTTTTCCTTTTGTTATATATTTCTTCGCCTTGATTACCGCGTCCAGTCCTGGGGCCGGCTTTGAAAATTTCCTGATATTTAAAAGTTTTTTCTCCTGCCGCCTGCGTTCCCTTTGCTGCCCCAATGCCTGTTTCACTTGCTTTTGTCTGTAGACTATGTCGTCTGTCTCTTCCGGGGTGAAGCCGGAGACTCTGAAGAAGAGTCCCCGCAAGTTCCGGTCAGTCATGTAACCAACTTCCGTATGACGGCATATACTATGGTTGCAACGTAATATCCTGATGTTGCTCCAAGACCCAAGACAAATGCTTCTATAAATCCGATCATTCGACCATCGCCCTTACGCCGTCAATGTGCTTGTCATTCCCGCCGTTGTATTTGAATCCCTTGCAGGTGCAGGCGAAGGTCCTATCCCGCCTCCACGTTACCTCGTGCCACTTGCGTCTGTTGGAGGTGCTCCTGACCTTGAACCGCCAGGGGTCGACCTCCACTATCTCCATCGCTATGTCTTCCGTCATTCCACCTCGAAGTATTTTTAGCTTCGGTCTCATTCCTCCACCTCCGCGATAATGGTCAATTTGTCGACCTTTTTGATGCTTGGATAGAACAAGTTCGCATCCTGTTTGGGTATGTCGTAGATACGGCCAGCGTCATCTATCACATGGATAGCGGGAGAAAGTTTATGGACGACCAGTATCCTTCGTCCTCCATTCGGGATTTGCACCGAATAAACGCCGGTTTCAAACTCAACAGCCTCTTTTTTTTCTTTTTCTTTTTCTTTACTTTTTACATATACCTCTATTCTTGTCTCCATTCAATTTTCCCCCTCAATTATTGGTCCCATTCCTCATCTTCCATTTTCCTCAGCCGGTCAAGAAATTGATAGGGATAAAAATACAATTTATGCGGAATTGAATAATTTGCTTCCCTGTTATCGTAAAAGCACAATCCGATTATTCCCTCTTTGTCGGCCTTTATGACCACGGCGCGGATTTGTTCGCCGCTTACCTCATGGGTCCATTCAAGAACGTCTCCAGCCTTAATATCTATTTCGATTTCCTTTATTATCTTCTTTTTGTACTTATATTTCATGCTTTTTCCTCCTTTTTGGCGCAAAAATGCACAGAAAGATTTATATACTATCGTTTTTTTCACCTAAAATCGGGACGAAATGGATGGGGAAAGATTTATATGCTATGAAACAGAATTTAATGTTATATAAAGCTTTCTGCCCTCCGGTTTTGCCCCAAAACAGGGCTTTTTTTGCCTCAAATTTCGAGCTTTCTCGATACAAAGCACAGTAATGCCAGACCTTATATAGACATAGGGGCCTATACCCTAACATGTAAAATAAAAACAATACATAGGTAGAGCGCCCCTTTTTGCTCTGGCATTACCGTCCTAAAAACCTTAGCCATTTTGCCGGTTTTAGCACTTTGTTGACTTCTTTGAGGAGACACTTTCGGGCCATTTTGTCGATATATGGGACAACGTCATAATCACGATACCCGGTTACTTCCACCTCGAAGTCTGACCAATCATGGACAAGTTCGATTATCTCGTTCAACTGTCTTTTACTTATCTTCATTTTGTCGCCTCCTATGTCAGGGCATTGACCGAGAAAATCTCAATCGTCTTCGGTATCATGCCCTTTTGTTGTTCTAATTTAACAAGTTTTTTATTATTCTGTTTGATTTTCTTTAATGTCGCTTTGTCTATCATTCTATATCACCACCTTTATAAACTCCGGCTCTTTGCAATGGCAGACCGGTTTTGCCGAATTGCATTTTCTGCATTTTACAATTGTCATTTTGTTCACTCCCTTTGTTGGTAGTCCTGGCTTATTTCCCTGACTCTCCGGGCAACGAGAGCACACTTGGCGATATTCATCACTTCATCCGCGATTTCCTTCGTGGGCAGAATGCCCGCTATCCTGAAGTTCATTCCCATTTTTACACCTCCCTTAAAATTATTTCATTGTTTATATATTCTTTTTTTATCATTTTTTACCTCCATATATTGATTACGCCAAACCGATTTCGCGATCTGGCTCTATAAAAAATATACAGATTAATTTGAATTAACACATTTTTTCATTGACCATTTTATTTTATTATATTCGTCTATTAAATTTTTGATATATGGTTGATATTTTTCTGGCAAGTTTTCAATATTGTATCTTCTTGAATGACTTCTCTTTGTTGAATCTACAATGTAGTTTTCCCCAGAAAATATCTCAATTCCTTTGGAACTTTTGCCATTCTCTATCAAAGTGTAAAAGACAATTTCTTTTATTCGGCCATTCTCATATATTTTGACACTTATTGCTCTATAATCCCAATTATTTTCTGGGTCTGCATATTGCGTTTTTTTATATTCCATATTCATTTCCTCCATATCGAATATCCGGAATCGGGTCATCCCGAGACCGGATAAAAAAATACGAAAGAGACTAAAAGATTAGGGTTATCAGTTTCTTTAAGGTCTTTGAATGCTGTTCGCATTCTTTGCCAAGATCGTCACTTTGACCGCCGCCCAAATTGTCGAGGAATTCTATAATGTCTACAATGCTTTCAATTGTTATATATTTTCTTTTGGTCATTTACCAGACCTCCGTGGTTTTTTTCGCGCATTTTGGAGCGTGACTATATTTTTATCTACAATCCACTTTATTTTTGTCATTTTTTATACCCCGTAATCGACTAAATTATTACAAATGTTATCAAAATCGAGGGATGCTTCTCTTTCGCCAATTTCTCTTAGTGCGATATGAACGGATTCATGGTTTATCGCGATGCACAGTTTTTTAAATTTGTCTTCGCTTCTGTAACTATGAGATTTGGATGTTGACATTATTTCTGCATAATTTAACATCATTTCATCTTCGGTGTATTTGTGATGTTTGCCATTTACGTTTCTGTTAAATACACCGGCGTCGAGGTGTTTTACTCCGGGGTAGTCTTCTAGATATTTTTTGATGTTTATGTTGACATTGGTATATTCCCCTTTTTTGGCAATTATTCCATTTTCCATAATTTTTACCTCCATATAAAATATCCGGAACCGGATCGCCCCGAGACCGGATAAAGAAATACGAAAGAGATTTAACGGAATAATTTTTTTAATTTTGTTCATTTACCAAATCTCCATAATTCTCTGTCGTGCATCTTGAAGCGTTTTGGCCTTTTTATTAGCCATTATCCATTTAATTCTATTCATTTTATTCCTCCATGTTATGGATAATTCTTTTATCGCATATTTTTTTGCATTCTGCTAATTCCCATATTGTATAATCCCATTTGTTTAAAATTTGTTCAATGCTTCTCATTTTTTTCCACTGCGAATAAGTATATTTTTGACATTCTGAATTTAATTCTGAATTGAATTTTTCTAAATATTTAACATGCAATTCCTCATTTCGAAAATAATGGTCTACCAGATCAAAAAGTTTACTAACTCGAGCATTAAACATGTCATATAGTATTTTGTGAATATATTCATGTATTATACTGTCGCATAAATATTCACTTAACTCTTCATCAGTTAAAAGGTTATCTTCGTGATTAAATTCTATTCGATCACTGTTAGGATTATAGCAGAATCCACGTCCTCCATATTTTCTAATTACATATTCCATATTCATTTCCTCCATATCAATCTACGTCAAATCGGGAAACTGACTTGACTTTATAAAGAAATACGAAAAGGAATTATGGGGTTATGGAATATTGAATCTTGAAAAACAAAAAATCTCTTACCTCGGATTCAAGATTTGAAACGGGAAAAACCGAGATTCCGAATTCTGGAATTCCGGAAAACGAGAATCCATCTTGGATTCCACTTCTTGCGTAAGTCAATACGGCGTCACGGGAATCCGAGGATTCCGAGCTGCGGAGAGGCCATATTCCATTATTCTTACTTATATATATGTCATCCGCCCTTTATATACTTTTCTGCCCAGAATGTCGTTTTGACATTTGGCCGTTTTGATAGAAAAAAGAAGACTCAGTAAAACCAACGATGTCTTAAATGCTTTGCGGTTTTATCTAAGCCTGTTTCTTTATTTAGCTCTTTGCAGAGCTTATACCACTCTTTTGTGCTTTTCGATGGCAGATTTGCTTTGAGTTTGATAAACCACTTAAGTTCATAGCATATGTCGAGCAAATGGTTAAATGCAAGTCGACCATCCAATGTATCTTTTGAATTGTCATAGCGGTTTTTTATCATTTCGAGCTCTGGTGAAACAAAGTCTGATCTGATATCATTGAGAATGTAATTGAGCCTTTTATAAACGACTTGTTGATTAAGACTCAACTGGTCGTCGTCTCTCTTGAAGCTAGTCGCGTATTGAGTGGCTAATCTAATGAGCTTTTCTTTTTCCATGATAGACCACTTCATACATTATTTACGCCAAACCAAGGTTTTGATTTGACTTTATAAAGAATATACAAAGTTTAAATTATATTATGGTATTTCAGGATTTGTGCGACAATGGTCATATTGGTCAGATTCATTATCGCCACATTGGTTGTTATTATTATTTCAGACATAATAATATATATGTCATTTGTACTTTATATAGTTTTCTATCCTAAGTGTCATTTCAGCAGTTAGTCAATTCGGTATTTAGTCGGTCTTATATTCGCGTTTTATTTTTATTCAATTCTTTTATATTGACACCGGGATTATGGTTATTATTATTCAAATAAGCTATAAAAATTTTTAAGGCTCATATAGGGCATCTTGCATGAGGCCAGTGCATTAATATTGCCCCTTTGCAGTATGCACCTATATGGCATGCATGTGACGATGATTTATATACTCTTCTGAGGAGAGTATTTATACCCCCTTCCCCCGAAAACATTTAATTTATATATTGATATGTAAACCTTAGATAAAAGTCTTTCAGCCGATTTGGTTTTTATATGACACATGACATAATAACAGACAACATATGTCCTTCAACATAAAACATGTCTTATATAAATCCCTTAATATGTAAACCGTATTATATAATTCATATTGTCATATGAATATCATTATAAAAATACAGTATGTAAAATGCCATATAATAACATTAAAATAATGGTCATTGCATCCGCGCCCGTCTATATTGGCGTAAACATAATAACGCGGGGATGAAAATGCCGGCCCCATTATTATTCTATTATCAATATAATAACAAAAGAACAACAATGCCTGGCCTGGCGTATCCCGCGATTCGCATAATAATGTTAATATAATATAAAGAGGATAGAAACATCGCCCGGCATTATCATGGGACGGTTTCCATAAAAGCGCGCGGATAAAAGGAAGACGCCCGACCATTGTCCCGTTTTCTGCCGTATGGTTTTGGAACAGCGTCTAGTTTCGCGATGGCAAGCAATAAGAACCACTATATAAATGTTTGCTTGCCGTTTTCATGCGGGGTTTCACTTGCGCGGACGGTCGATTTCGCCTACAGTATTCATTAAATCTGGAGCAACGAACCGGCGCATTACATTTACTAGCTTGCTTATCGTTTCTTGTTGCTTCAGCATTCTCTTATAAACTTCTTCAAATTCTTTCTTTGTTTCTCCATCCATTTCCATTCCTCGGTTTTTAGGCGAAGCCGCCAACAATCCGGGATATCCGCCGATGAATATCCAATCTGCCAAGGCCAGACAAGTGACATGTTTATGGGATACGGCGACAAGGTTTACCATATAGTATGATGTGGTCCGTACTGAATGGCTTGCCTGCATGGTATCAACCGTTACTTTGGTAACTTCGTCTATCGTTATCTCCGCACTGCTGAGCCATCTCATTTAATCATCTCTTGAGCAATTACAATTATCAGGCATCCTAAAATACCTCAATCGTATCTGGAATATCAGTCCACCAGACATTCAATCCCATAAACTTTAAAGGAATATCTTTGTTAATTATTCTACCATATGCACCATAACTATTGATAATA